TTCAATCCATAATCCCTCTGAATGATTGCCGGACTTAAACTCATTGATTATTTCACCTTTTGTTAAGAGTCTGTTTCTTAAAATATCCCTATATCCAAAACTAAATTTATTGACTAAAGGAAACACGCCGCTCTCTGAACAACCCTGCTGTGGTTTGATAGTAAATGTATAAGGCAAACTTTCCCAATCCACATCTTCAATCCTTCTGTAGATTCCATAAATAATAGTTGTTTTAACCCCTAATTTTTCTGCAAGTTTATGTCCTTTGAGTTTATAACCAATATCATCAATCGGATTCCGTTTTATCCCCGTTTTGTGATTATAGATAGATTCTTTAAGATATTCCTCATAACCCATCTTTATACCTCAGCATAAATTTATTAATTGCGATTGCTGTTTCCAACAAGTTCAATGGAGTATTGTTGTATTTTCCTGTTTCAGCTAAAAAATCGCTATCTTTCGGGAGGCATTTCCCATTTGCCCCTCTGTATCCGTCTTTATATGCAAGTAAATGGCGCTCATTGACATTCTGGTCGAGTTTGAATATTTTATATATGTTTCCATAATCAGCATTAAGTTTTGTTGCTAAATCATGCAATTCTTCGGCAAATACCACTTTGATTAATGCTAAACTGTTTAATGCCAACTTGGCTAATTCTGCATCAATCGGTTTTACCTGCAAGATTCCATTGAACAATATAGACAATATTTCAGTTATTCCAGAATCCATCGTTCCTACGATAGTTTTGTCAGGGTATAATGAATCATATTCGGCATTCCATTCTCGTAAAAATTCGGGCATAAAAACGAACATTCTACGGTATTCTGCAATATATCTGTCGGTCGTTCCAGGCACTACTGTCGTCCTTATAACAAAAAAGCATTTCTTGTTATTCAATACCAATGATTTTACAATAGTATCGAGTGTTTTCATTTCAGAATTTTTTTCATTGATACAAATAAAAATTATATCGCATTCACTAATGTCATCATTAAACCCCAAAGGCGGGTCGAGTATAAAAAACTCGTTGCCCGCCAGTCTTCGTTCTGTTGCTTTTCCAACAATGCCATATCCCACAATTCCAATTTTCATAGAGCTTTCCTTTCTTTTAATTAGGATTCAGGATTTTCTTTTTCGATATATGCTACGGTGCATGCGTTTTCGTCCTCAAATCCAGCATCGGCTTCAATGGTTAATACAAAATCAGTTCTTCTCTTTTTAGCCTCTCGTTCCCTTTCAATTGCAATTTTATGGAATACGCCCCATGCATGATTTTCAGGGTAACCTAAAACACAAACTCTACCTGCCCCTCCACCTGTTAAGGTGCTTCTGGCAAATAACGGCACGTATTCAACTGGAATTCCCTTATATGGAGGCAATGCCCCTCTGTAAATATCATCACCTAAATTGGTATATCGTTTTTTGAGTAAGTTAAGATATGCATCCATAGTATTCCAATCTACCCAGTAACGAAAATCATTCGGGTCATTTAAATATTCTTTTGGAGTTGCCGTTAACATGGTATCGAACATATTTTCAGGATATGTATCTGCTTTCGGGTCAAAATCTTTGCTTCCTCCAACTCCATAAATGGCATTAGCTGCGCTTTTTACCCAGCCATCAGTTTTTGACAACACATCATCGTTGGAATGAAGAATATCGGTATTCGCAAAAAATGCAAATTCCTCCAAATCCTTGCCAGCTGCAGCTCCCAACATATCTATCAATGTATCTTCAAAATTTTCCTTTTCAATATTTCTTCGTAATGCACTATCCCTTAAAGATACAATTGCAACAAATTCCTTTGCAGTTAATTTATTGATAGCAGTAGATGGTTTTGCGAATTCAGTTGTTTCCAAATTTCTATGAACATTATCACCATCAGAGCCAGATTTTAATACACGCCCTGGAAATGATATTCTGTCAATGTCGTGTATATGAGAAGTCATTTGAACATATCTGGATTGAGGCAATACTTTGGTTTTTAATTGAGCTTGTCGTATGAATCTGGTCTGTTTTTCAGGCTGTAATACTGCATCTCCAAAATCAGATACTTCAACGATTCCTCCTTTCATTGCTTTGTCGATTAAATACAATAATTCTTTTTGTGTAAACATTTATTTCTCTCCTTTCTTTATTGGCATTCCCATATTATCTCGTCCTAATTCTTCATAATGTTTTGCAACTGTATATTCCTGATAATCATTATCGCCTTCCTGTCCTTTTTCAACTTTGGATTTTCCCTTTTTAGCTGCATTCAATTTATCAATAATGGATTTTAATGTTGAATTTTCCTCTTTCAGTTTTTCGACTTCGTCATCAGTTTCTTCAATTTCCTCAGTTTCTTCAACTCCGTCAGTTTCTTCAATTTCTTCGGTTTCGCCTTTTTCGGTTTTTTCTGGTTTTTCCTTCAATCCCTCAATCCCTTCCAATATCGGCTTTAATTTCTCATCAAGAGTTTTTTCAACTAAATTTTTTACTTGTTCCTCGTTCATTTCGTCATCTCCTTTCTGGTTTTTTGCATATTTATCTCGTCTTTCTTTGTCAGCTTTTTCAATCAATTTCTGTAATGCCTCAATGGCTTTTTTTAGGTCATTATAAGTTGCATCACTGATTGAACGACCTGCCTTTTGCGACATTGTTTCCAAATTTTTCATTGTTTCCTTCATTTGTTCAATATCATCTGTTTTTTTGAAATATTCTACGACTTTACTCCATACATTCTCCTTTTTTTCCTCTTTTTGTTTTATTGAAAATATTTTGGCTTTTGGAACGCAAGGCTCATCTACCAAACTGACAAATGGAACTATCCAATCATCGCCTAAATCCTTGATTAATACCCGTTTCAATGAGCTTTGGAATTCCTTATTGACCTGTTCACCATCTGCAACTTTTTTCATGATTTCTTTCAATACTGTGTTTTGAATTCCCATAATGGAAAATCCTGTCAATTTCCCTTCCTTTACTTCTTTCCATGCCTGTTCGTTTGTTACTTTTGCCCCTAATATCCAAGTTCCTTTTGGCAACAACACTTTTTCACTCCCGACAGTAACCTCCCAATCCATCGGCAGTATAAATGTTTCAATTGGTTTCGCCACATTGTTTAATCCATGCATATAATCTATGTTTCCATAATCTTCCATCCATTTATGAGCAACCCTTTCAATTTCTTCTGCTGATAATATTTTTTCGCCTTTGTCAAAATCATAATCGGGCTCCCCAGGAACTAAAACGGCTGCATAAACAATTTTTTGCTCATCTTCTTTTTTGAATATCGGGCCTGTAAGTTCGGCATTTTCTTTTGCAAATCTTTTCTGGATATAAACCAAATCCACTTCCTTTCTTTCGCCTTTTGTGATAGTTCCATCATCATTCATTTCAAATTGGATTTCGTAATATTTATCGGCCTTAAAATCATGAACGATAACAGCATCATCGAATACCTGTGCAACATATTCATTTTCTTTTTCAAACATTCGGCGAATTTGATTTGCTTTGACTTCTAAACTTTCTTTCATGTTTTTATTTTTTTCACTCACATCGTTTTCTCCTTTCTTTGTTTATATAATAAAAAAAGTGCCTTCAAGTTCGGCACTCAAAGGCACTCTAATTTTGGGAGATAGAATAATATTATTCGGGCAAAATCTAACCTAAAATAATTTTACCAGGGAATTTTTTATTTGTCAATTCCTTTCCTTTCATGTCATATATTAATTTTCTATGTTTATAATCACATCCTACTCTTGAGCATGTTATTTCAATATATCTATCATCAATGATTTTAAATAACTGTTTATTACAATTTCCACATCTGACTTCAACTATTTTCAAATGTATTAATCCCTTTCCTTTATATTAGAAGAGAATATTCTGGTATATCTTGACATCAATTCGGGTATTACCTCAAACAATTTTTTATCCGTATTATATTTTTTCCCGAAATATCCCTTTTGCCATGATTCCAACATGTCATTTATTGATTTTGCTTTCTTGCCATTTACTTTAATGGCATCATTCTTTAAAACAATTTCCCCGATTTCCTCATTCCGTTCATTCAGAATTGTAATATATTTTTCCATAATTGCCTCCCTAATAATTATCTCTCAAATATCCATTAAGCGAATCCAATAATGCTTTAACTCTTTCATTGAAAAATGTATATTCTGCTCCGCCCATATTATTATTTTTCATTTCTTCTTTGATTGCCTTGTTATTGACAAGCCTTCTGATTGAATCACGATATTGCGTTACTTTTTCTTTGCCTTTCAAATAAATTGTTAATTCATTTCTCCGTTTCCCTGCCTCTATTGCTATTTTCATTCTTGTCGCATCAGTCAATGATGTAACATCACGCCCGTAAGTGAATGCCCTATTTGGTAGCGAATATCCATTATCAATAAATTTAATATCACCAGCTATATTGACTAAATAATTATGCTCATGTCGGTCTGCATTTTGGATTAAATAATCGAAAGTATGCATTTTTGCTTCTTGCAGTCTAAAGTTGGTTACAGCCAAATCCCTTTCAGTTTCTGACAATCTCTTAATTTGCCCCATAATATCGTCTTTGAATACATAATCGTTAGCCCATTTTTGCAATGAACCTGCTTTATTGTCTACTTCTTTGAATATAGTTACAGGAACGTTGGAATCTCCCATTTCCCTGTTAATAACATACGCCATTCTTTCTCTTGCGGCTAAAGTTCCCTTTCTGCCTAAATCATCAATCATCCAGTCAATTTCACCAGCAATAGGCTTATGGATTCCTTTAGTTCCATCTGCGTATTCAACAATAATGCTTTCATTTACTCCTGCACTCAAATCTTCTGTTTTTGTAATTTCATGTTTTTGTAAATATTCTTCCAATTCTTTATTTCTCTGATAATCAGGGCTTGATTCAATTGGAGTTGATTCTCCTTCAGTCGGCTCTGCACTTGGAATTTCACCTGTTGGAGTGTCAATTGCTACCAAATCATCTTCCATAAAAAAGTCCATGTCCTGAGGTGCCATCATGCCTTCGGGAATGATAAACGGAATTGTTATACAACGGCAATTAATCCATTCTTCCAAAGGTGCATTTCTATCTCCAGGGTAAAGCATTTGATTGCTGAATATGTTTCCAACTTTTGTAATTTCTCCATCCATCTCGTCATGGCTATCTCTAACCCTTTCGTCTCCTGCTGTTTTCCATTTGTGGTATTCTACGCCTAATTCCTTATCCATTTCAAAACTGCCTAAATTTTCCATACTTGCAATTTCTGTTCTGGCAACTCGTTCTAATTCGTATGTTTCCATATTCACAAATTCATTAGACAATTCCCGTGCAGCTTCGTCATATCCCAACCCAGCCTCATAACTGTCAGCCAAATTGCTCATAACATTTCCAACTATTCTATCCATTGTTGCTTCAGATGCTTCAAAGACATGGTCATAAACTTTATTCCATATCCCTTCACTCATTGCAAATATATCTGATGTATCAATTTTGGGAATCGGGCTTCTGGCTTTTTCCATATAACCTGATTTTTGCAAATTTTCGATTGTTCGCAATACTCCTCTTGTGATAGATTCTTTAGTATTGCCCGCAATGATTTTTGCGTATTCTTCTTTGGCATTTTCCAATGGCTGAACGATATATTTGGAATCAATCTCGTTATTTGGAATTCCAATTTCCTTAAATCTGGATAATACTTCTTTATTTTTTTGATGTATCAGTTTTTGGAGT